GTAGACCAGATGATGATAGTATTCAAAAGGAATTTGAACAGCAACGTGGTCGAGCTGAAAATTCTGAAGGTCCAACCGGTGATGTACGTGATCTTGTAAAGGCTGGAGTTCTTGATGCACCTATAATTGGTCCAAAGAAAGTTTCAGAACAAGGTGCTGTTGAAGATAATTCTCATTACGCTAGTAGTTTTTACGACGAAGACTGAGTCATAAATGCCAACTCGATATAATAGCAAGAGTCAATCTAGATTTAATGTTCCCGGTTTAAATTCTGGGTATGACAGTAAATCTGCACCAGATCTTGTAATGCCTTCTGTTGGAATAGAAGATGTTGATGTAGCCTTATTCAATTTGTTTGATAAAGAGATTCCATTTCAAATTGGTGGAAAAGACGTTGATCTGAAAAAAGTTCCAGTGTTATTTGCCGCCGGTGAAAAATGGGCATTGTTAAAAAATGGTAGAGCATTACGTGATCGAAATGCATCTTTGATTCTTCCATTGATAACAATCATGCGTACATCAATCAAACAATCGTCTGATGAAGACATTACCGGCCGAGGAATCAACCAGCAGACTGGTGAAATCATTATCACGCGACGTTTAGATAAATCAGACCGTGGGTACCAAAACCTAATAAACAGACTGTTATTGAATAATCAGACCAACCTTGCAGTGTCACCAGCTAATGGTGTGAGTGGTCAATTAACATCAGATAGAAAATTAGGTGACTTGGCATCTGATCTTAACGTACAAGAGGGCGCGTTATTGATTCCAAATAAAAAAAATAACATCTATGAAACGATAGTTTTACCATCTCCTCAATTTTTTACCGCTGTGTATGAAGTCACAATGTGGACACAATACACACAACATATGAATCAACTGACAGAACAACTAATATCATCATTTTTACCACAAGGAAATGCTTGGAGACTTGATACACAAAAAGGTTATTGGTTTGTTGCGTCAGTTGAAGGTAACATATACAATGCTGAGAGCAACTTTGATGACATGTTACAGTCAGAACGCGTGATCAAATTAAAGTTTACAGTTAATGTGCCGGGTTATATCTTGGCAACACAAGTCCCTGGTGCTCCTGTTCCTATCAAACGTTACGTTTCATCTCCTATAATTTCGTTTGATATTGGATTAAAAGAAAATGAACAAATTGCGGAAAGTGGAATTGATGATCCATTTTTAGGCGCGGATGATCCGACATTACCATTAAATGATGTTGCAAATAAACGTTCAGATCAACGACAAACTCAATCTACAAGATTGTATCCAAATGTCAACAGCATAACTCCAGAAGATCCAGCACTTAAAGCTTTACCAAGAGGAACAGATCTTACAAAATATAAACGAATTACTGGTTTAGATAATAATGGAAATACAGTTTCCAAATATGTTCGTGTTGTATCTGTCAATAGATACACTGGTGAAACTGTATTCGCTGCCGATACTGATTTGGGTGGACTTACGATAGTATTAACAGACTGATCAATGGTGTATCAATCTTTCATCTACGCATTGAATACTTATCATTGATATTCTACTATGTAGAGGAGTGTTGCAATGTCCAAAGAACAGACTTTCAGAAGTCCGAATTATTATGATCGTGAAATTGATATTTCTGCACCACAAACTCGTGGTCCAATAGGTACACCAGCCGGAGTTATAGGAACATCAAATAAAGGTCCTGCTTTCGTACCAATTACTGTAGCGAATTTTGATGAATTTATTACTACATTTGGTAACTTAGATGCAAAAAAGTTTGGTCCTTATGCTGTCAATGAATTTTTAAAGCACAGAGCTTCATTAACTTATCTTAAAGTTTTAGGTGCTGGTGCAAATAGCACAGATGGTGATATTGCAACAACATTAGCAACTGGTCGTGTTAAAAATGCTGGTTTTTATTTAGATGGTAATGCCGCTGCTCACGATTCAAAAGGTCGTCATAATGGTGCCGTTCAGTTTCTTGTTGCTCGACATTCTTTGCAAGCAAATGAAGCGTTCGGAATGCCAATGTTTACAGATAATTCATCATTTTCGGGTGGATTTGCAAACTTAGTTAGAGGAGTTGTTTTGTTAGCATCTGGTGCTAGAATGATGATTCTTGACGGAAATGAATCAGCGGTGGGAGCATTCACGGCGGCATTACCCGACGATCTTGCAACACCGGTGGGTGGTAAGTTTAAACTTGTTATTTCTTCTACATTGGGTAATGGATTCGTTAATACGGATAATAACCCAGGTGTAAAGATCTATACAGCATCATTTGATCCAACATCAGCTGATTATTTTGCAAAAGTTTTAAACTCAGATCCTGAACAACTTGTTACGTATCAACACGTTCTATATGCTGATTTTGCTGTTGATGATGAAATTGCAACCGTTGTATCTGTTGCCGTTTTGTCTGGTTCTACTTCAACATCTAGTACATCAGGTGATACTTCATTGGCAATGCGAAAAGCATACGGTGCATATGACACTCGTTATACAACACCAAAGTCAACGATGTTTATCTCTCAGCCTTTTGGTGCGTCAGAATATGATTTGTTTTCTTTCGAAGCGCTCGACGATGGAGAATTTGCAAACAAGCTTTACAAGATCTCTATTTCAAATCTTAAGGCATCACTTGATGATGCAAATCGCTATGGTTCATTTACTGTGCAGATTAGGGATTGGACTGATACTGATCAGAATCCAATCGTTCTTGAATCATTCAATAATTGTTCTTTGAATCCAAATGCCGATAACTACGTTGCTAAATTAATTGGTGACCGTAAAGTATTTTATAACTTTGATACAACAATTTCTTCTGAACGTAGAGTTGTTGCAACTGGCAAGTATCAAAATATCTCAAAGCGTGTTAGAATCTTTGTATCTGATGCAGTTGATCGTGGTCTTGTTCCTGAAAAGTCTCTTCCTTTTGGATTCAGGGGTGTAGAGGTTCTTAAAACAAATGACGCATTAACAGACGTTGCATCTAGCTTAAATGCTGCACGAATTGTTGGTGTTCTTGGTATTAGCTCTGGTTCTGCATTATCAGGATCGATTGTTCCTCCAATTCCGTTTAGGTTCAAGATCACAAGAGGTGATATACCAACAACGTCAACATTTGAAGGCTCACCTGGCGCAACTGAAGCAGTAAGTTCTCAACTTTATTGGGGTATTAAGTTTGAACGTAACACTGCCCCTCTTAACTCTAACTTGACGTCTGAAAAGAATGAATTGTTAGAATCTTATACGAAGTTTGTTGGTATTAAGAAACTTGATGTACTTGTGACTGGTTCTGGTGCAGATCAATTAAATAACAATAAGTTTACCCTTTCAAAGGTTGCATTCTCTAACACGAGCGTTAGTCATTTGACCGGTACAGTAACGGATCATATGAAGGAAGCTGCATATATCCGTAACGCACGTTTGGATCTTTCAAACTACTCAGTGCCAAGCACAATCGGTAATCGTATCACACTAGCTACGTTATTGGCACAAGGAACTGCTCCTGACTTTAACAAGTTTTCACCATATGCAAAATTTACGAACATGATGTATGGTGGATATGATGGTGTTAATTTCTTAGATCGTGATGCAAAAAAGATTGACGATAAGTCAACATCTTTTGATGCAGGAGGTGGCGCGGAAGTAAATTATGTAGCACCTGGAATGTTGATTAATCCAAATGGTTCGGGTCAAATAAATAGTAACGTGTTCTCTTACACGACAGCCATTGATATCATGACAGATCCTATGACGGTCAACACAAATATCTTGTGTATTCCAGGAATTCGTGAATCATTTATCAGCGATTACGCAATGAAAAAAGTGCGTGATTATGGTCTTGCATATTATATTATGGATATTCCATCATATGATTATACTGCGTTAAGACTTTATGATGACTCAACAAGTCGTCCAGATATTAGTAAAACAGCATCAGCAGTTGATTCACGTGGTTTAGACAACAATTATGTTGGTACATATTTTCCAAATGTTTTTATTGATGACAAAACAAATCGTCGTCGTGTAAAAGTTCCTGCATCAATTGCCGCAATGGGCGCCCTGGCATTCAATGACAGAGTTGCATATCCTTGGTTTGCTCCTGCAGGTTTTAATAGGGCCTCTCTTGACTTCGTTACAAACGTTGAAGTTCGATTAAACGTTAGCGATCGTGATACTCTTTATGATTCACGAATTAATCCTATCGCAACATTCCCTCGTCTTGGATTCGTAATTTACGGTCAAAAGACAATGCAAGTTGCTAAATCTGCTCTTGATAGGGTTAATGTACGAAGATTGTTACTTGAAGTGAAGAGAATCATCATTGGAACTGCAAATAGCATGGTGTTTGAACAGAATACAACCGCTGTTCGAAATAAGTTTGTTGCAGATAGTGTGTTGCAACTTGGTTTGATTCAAGCACAAGCTGGTGTTGAAGCATTTCAAGTAATCTGTAACGAAACAAATAACTCACAGGAAGATGTTGATCTTAACAGAGTCAATGGTCGAGTTATTGTGGTCCCGACGAGGGTTGTCGAGTTCATTGCTCTCGATTTCATAATAACGAACAACGGAGTAAGTTTTATCTAATTCTGACATTGCGTTCAAATGATAGAATGTCGTTGGGCAGGTGAAACTCCTGCCCACGCTTTTTGTATAAATTGGGCCAAGAAAAAATACAACTAATCATTGTCACCGCAAAACAGTGAATTTCATAATAGTTAGATTCGAGGATTAGTAGACGATGTCACAACTAAAATTTGGGAGCGCCGGCGTAGCTGCAAAAGAGATTGATATTTCAGGTCCGGTGATTCAACAACCGGTGGGTGTACCCGCTGGAATCATAGGAACAACTCTTAAAGGTCCTGCATTTGTACCGATAACAGTTGGTACAACTAGCGACTTTTATGCTAAGTTTGGTAATACGGATGGAAAAAAATTCGGTCCGCTTGCTGTGACCGAATGGCTTCGTAATGCCGGTTCAGTAACTTATCTTAGGGTTCTTGGAGTTGGCGATGGCAAACAAAGAACGTCTGATGGATCGGTAACAAGTGCTGGATTTACTGTTGGTGAAAATGAACCTCGTTCAAGTGATGGTGTTTTATTTGGTAATGAATCTGCTAACTCTGGAAGTTTAAGCGTAAATGGTCGTTTATACTTTTTGGGTGCATTCATGTCTGAATCTGCTGGTTCAACTGTTTTTAGTGATTCTGGACTACAGGTTGCTGGTAACGGCGCGGCAGTACCGATTGTTCGTGCTGTTTTGATGGCACCTTCAGGTGTTATCTTAAGACTTTCATCTTCAGCTGAAGGAACAAACGCGCCACCAGCATCATCACTTGTTGCAACAGATGGAACTGCAAATGGCTCACTTTTTGGTGCTGTTGTTTTGTTGAATGGTACAGTTCCAAAACAAGAATTCGTATTAT